GCTGGTATGACTAGCGCAACCGAAACTACCTCTTACGCTTACTACACAATTAAGCGTGCGATTGATACAGTTGCAGACCCAGAGTACCTTGACATGAATCTTCTATCCATGCCAGGGCTAACAACAGATGCTCTAACCACTCACATGATTGATGTTTGCGGCGAAAGAGCAGATGCATTAGCAGTTGTTGACTTAGCTGATGTTTATATTCCTTCTCATGAAGCTTACTACGCAGACAAGGCTAGCCGTATCGGCACCACACCAATCAGCGCGGCAAACGCGCTAAGAGATAGAAGATTAGACTCTTCTTATGGCTGTACCTTCTATCCGTGGGTTCAGACTCGCGACGAGCAAAGCGGTAGACTTCTTTGGATTCCGCCTTCTGTTGCTATGCTTGGTGTCTTTGCTTCCTCTGAGCGTCAGTCTGCTGTTTGGTTTGCTCCTGCTGGCTTCAACCGTGCAGGCTTAACAGGCGGCGCTGCTGGCATTCCGGTATCAAACGTTTCCGAGAGACTAACTTCTAAGCAACGTGATACGCTTTACGAGGCTCGCATTAACCCAATCGCAAGCTTCCCAAGTACAGGTATCGTAGTCTTTGGTCAGAAGACCCTACAAGAGCGCCCATCTGCTCTTGACAGAATTAACGTTCGTAGATTAGTTATTTACCTAAAGAAACAAATTTCCATTCTATCAACTCAAGTTCTTTTTGAGCAGAACGTGCAAGCAACTTGGAACCGATTCAAGGGTCTTGTTAGTCCCCTACTATCAAGAGTCCAAACTCAGTTTGGTATCACTGATTACCGTCTAGTTCTTGACGAAACAACCACTACTCCAGATCTTATCGATCAGAACATTCTGTACGCCAAGATCATGATTAAGCCAGCTAGAGCAATTGAGTATATCGCAATTGACTTCTCTATTCTTTCAACTGGTGCAGCATTTGATGATTAATGAAAATGTGAGAGATTTTTCTCTCACATTTACTATTTAAAGTATAAACATTATAGGAGCCTTTACACATGGCATTTTGGACAGACAGTTTCTCTAATTCTGGTAACAAAGACCCAAAAAGAAATTTTAGATTTACAGTTCAGATCACTGGTTTAAGTAGCGCTGCAGGAACAGGTGCTGAATCATCTATTGTTTGGTATGCAAAGACTGCTACAAAGCCAGGATATACAATCAACTCGGTTGAGCACAAATATCTTGGACATACTTTTAATTATCCAGGTTCCGTTACTTGGAGTGATGTTGATATTACTGTTGTTGACCCAACTGACCCAGATGTTGCCGGAACGTTAGCCCAAAAAGTTATTGAGGGTGGTTATGTTATTCCTGCAAACACTAACGTCCAGCAAACAATCTCAAAAGCAAAAGCGGTATCCGCACTTCAAAGTGTTATCATCACGCAGATAGATTCAGATGGCCAACCTGTTGAGTCTTGGACGTTGTGGAACGCTTTTATCACTGAAGTCCAGCACGGTACTCTTGATTATACCAGTGATGAACTAACCGAATATACAATCAAGTTTAAATATGATTGGGCTCAGTTAACTGATGCAAGCAAAACCGATCACTTTACAACCACAACCACTTCATCATAAACTCATAAATAACGAGGTGTAAATTGAGTAGAAATAGTGACCGTCTTGGCGCAACTCGCCAAGACACCCAGCCACCAGCGCAAATGGAAGACTCTGGTGGTTTTTCTTTTGTAGTTCCAACTGATTTTGTAGAACTACCATCTGGCGGAAGATTTTATTCGCCTAACCATCCTCTTCATAATCAAGAGTCAATTGAAATAAAACAAATGACCGCAAAAGAAGAGGATATTCTAACTTCCCAGACGCTTCTTAAAAAAGGCGTTGCTTTAGAGAGAGTTATAGCAAATCTTATTGTAGATAAAAGAATTAACCCAAACTCTCTTTTAGTTGGCGATAAAAATGCAATTATTATTGCGATTAGAAAATACGGGTATGGTAATATATATCAGACAAAAGTTACTTGCCCAAGTTGTTCAACAAGTCAAGATTATTCGTTTGATTTAAATGAAGCTAATGTTTATAATCCAGGCGATGATTTAGGCGAAGATGTTACTCTTAATGAAAATGGAACGTTTAGTGTTACTCTTCCAAAAACAAAAGTAAATGTTTGTTTTAGATTATTAACTGGAACAGATGAAAAAAGCTTTTTAAAAGGTATGGAAGACGATAAAAGATCCAAAGTAGAAAAAAACATTACAAGACAGCTTTACGCAATTATTGTTTCTTTAAATGGAGATACCTCCGAAGAAGCCAAGCGTTATTTTGTTGAGAACGTTCCTTCTATTGATTCTAGATTTTTAAGAACAGCTTATAAATTAGCCGCCCCAAACATTGATTTAACACAAAACTTTGTTTGTTCAGAATGTAGTCACGAACAGGACATGGAGGTTCCGCTTTCAGCGGATTTCTTTTGGTCTAACAACTGATTACATAGAGAACGTATACGAACAGTTTTTTTTCCTTAAGTATTCTGGTGGGTGGTCTTTTTCTGAAGCTTACAACTTGCCTGTAGGGCTTAGAAACTGGTTTGTTAAGCGCTTGATGAAACAGTTAGAAGCAGAGCAGAAAGCTATGCAAGAAGCTTCAAAGGGTAATAAATCTTCTAATACTCATACATTGTCGGCAATAAACCAGCCACCAAAACCTAAAAAGTTGATGTAAACATAGGGCGCAACGATAGCGCCCTATTCTTTTTTGCTGGGTTACTATTTATAAATAAAATGAGGGCTATTTTATGGCTGATGAATCAAATTCGAAAACCTTAGAAGAACTAAAAGAAGAACTAAAAGAAGAACTTAAATTACTAAAAGAGCAAAACGTAGAAATTAAAAACCGAGCAGAACAAGACAAAGAAATTCTTACCATAAAACAAATACAAAGAGAGTATTTGGAGGACGAGGAAAAACTTCAAAAAAGAATCAAAGATCTTAAAAAAATAATTGCACAAAAAGGAAAGGAAGCGTCCGACGCGGAGAGAGAACTTCTATTTACACTACAAGAACAAGCAAAAATCATTAAAAAAGCAGGCGAAAGCGCCAAAGATCTTGCAAACTCATTCTCCACTATATTTTCAGGCAAAGCTCCAGATTTAAAAGGAGCATTAGACCCTAAAAATCTAATGTCTGTCGCTGAAAAAATGAAAAATATTAAAGCTGCCGGCATGGCAGCAACAAAACTCTTTGCTGGCTTGTTTGCAGTAGACTCCCTTCTTGTTTTTACCAAAGCTATTGTTGATTTAGCGATAGATCTAGGTGATGCCGAAGCTAACTTTATGAAAGTCACTGGCGCTAATCAAGACTTCGCACGATCAGTCACTAACTCTTACAAAGAGACACGTAAATTTGGTGCCAGTATAGAAGAAACAAGTAAAGCTTATGAAGCCCTTTATACTGGTTTTACTGATTTTACGTTTATGGCAAAAGAGCAAAGAGAATCATTGGCACAAACTAGCGCGGTTTTAAACAAATTAGGTATTTCTAATACAGATTTTGCCAAAAGCGTTCAGATCTCAACAAAAGCATTAGGCATGTCAGCAGAACAAGCAGGGCAGAACATGCTGAACATAGAGAAGTTTGCAGAAGAGATAGGGGTTGCTCCCCAAATGTTAGGTCAGCAATTCGCTGGCGCGGGCAACATGATGGCAAAGATGGGTGATCAAGGTGTAGATGCTTTTAAAGATCTTGCAATCGCATCAAAGATTACTGGTCTAGAAATGGAAAAGATTTTAAGAATTACAGATAAATTTGATACTTTTGAGGGTGCCGCCGAACAAGCTGGAAAACTTAACGCTGCTCTTGGAGGCAACTTTGTCAATGCAATGGACCTAATGATGGCAACAGATCCAGCAGAGCGTTTTAACATGATTCGAGATTCGTTATTAAATGCTGGACTATCTTTTGATGATATGAGTTATTATCAAAAGAAGTTTTATGCTGATTCACTTGACTTAAGCGATGTTAGCGAGCTAGCTCTTGTTATGTCTGGAAACATGGATATGTTATCTGAGAGTACAAAACAAACAGAACAAAGTTATGTTGATGCAGCAAAACGAGCAAACGAGATGCAAGGTTTCCAAGAAAAGTTAAATACAGCATTTGCTCAAATGATACCCATTTTGACACCGTTAATTGATTTGTTTACAATCCTAACAACGTTCATGCTAGAATATGCTGAGGTTTTTAAGTTTATTGGGGCTATTTTGATACCTGTTTTTATAGCAGGTATAGTAGCACTAAACTGGAGCATGATAACGCTCGCCGCTAGTACACTTGCTGCGACATGGCCATTTTTAGCAGCTGCTGCAGCTATAGGGGCAATCGGGTATCTTTTGTTCAAAAAGGTATATGCGTCCTCTTTCTTGGAGGGGTTAGGTAAAATTGGAAATGCATTTGGCTTTATCGCAGAAATGGTATTATCTGTTATGAATCCGATGAACCTTGTTAGTGGCGCAATTGATTCAGTTGGTGGCAAAATCAAAGGCTTTATGGGACTTGGTGAAGACGCGAATACTATGAAAGAAATTTCAATCAAGAAGAATGTGCAAGTTGCAAATTCTGCTAACGCTGCTACTGCTGCTGGTGCGCCAGCGGCAACTTCTAGTAGAGAACAAACAGTAAGACAACCTATTCAAGTTACATTAAACGGCGATAAAATGGCAGAGTTTGTTGTTGAAGTAATCGGTAGAGAAATTAGAACAGTTAGAGCAGGAGGTTAAAAATGGATTTTAAGTATGATAGGTATAATGCTCCCGCTGGGAATGCTTTTAGCGATCCTTCTGATGCTTTAGCCAATTCAGGATTTGTAATTATCTTTACTCATTTAATAACAGGCAAAGAAGTTGCTTTCAAAGCATTTATTAATGCTTTTACTGATACATATTCGCCAGATTGGACACCAGAAACTGTTTATGGCAGAGCAGACCCTATTTATACTTTTAAAAACACAACAAGAAAGATATCACTTACTTTTGAAGCGCCAGCATCAAGCACAGGCGAAGCTTATGAGATACTAGCAAAAGCACAAACGCTAGTTCAATTTCTTTATCCTGCTTATACTGATGTACAAAGCGCGACCACCATAGCTCAATCTTCGCTTATTAGATTAAAAGTTATGAACTTGTTAACAAAAAATACTACTTCGAATGGAGCAGACCAAAGACCTGAAGATATTTATACAAACTATAAGGGCGGCGACAAGGGACTTCTTGGGATTATAAATAACGTAACTGTTGATCATAATATCGCTGATTCTGATTTAGGCGTATTCTTAAAAGATAAGGGAGTTATTCTGCCGAAAAAGGTTGTGATAACTGTTGATTTTAGTCCTATTCACGAGCATTCACTTGGATGGCAAGCAGATACAAATGGCGACTACAGCTTTGCAGAAGGAAATAGCTTTCCTTATAATGCGGTTCAAGCAAATAATGTTAACGACGAAACACTCGAATCTGCACCCGCAGAAGAAGATGCACCAACTGATGCTGAAGTGGATGAACTGGCGTCAATTATTATAAGCACGATCAATAGCATCTAACAAGGATTTAATACTATACTATGCCTTCAAGATATAATAAAGCAAGAATACTAACAAATAACAGTGACTATTACGAGCCAATTAGAAAATCAAGAGGTTCAAAATCAATAGTTCATCAAGCTACAAGACCTATGGTTAACCCAACGGTTGCTCAAAGAGCTTCGATCAGAACTACGTATCACACTTGGAAATACGGAGATCGTCTTTATGTTCTCGCTAATAATTATTATGGAGACTCCAGATACTGGTGGGTTATTGCGTGGTGGAATGGATACAACATGGAATCTCAAATAAAAACTGGCAAAGTTCTTGCTATTCCACTAAATTTAGAAGAAACCTTAAGAATCTTGGACGTGTGATAAAATGACAACTGGTAAAGAACTTTATAGATTGGTCGTAGAAAAAGAAAACGGAAAATCCAATTCTGCGGACAAAAATCTTCCTTGGGATTTTCTTAGCTGGCTATCTGAAAAACAAAAAGGAACTGATCCCACTCCTGGCTCTATTAATAGCAAAGCTTATGGAATTGCCGAGGGCATTTTTAATGATCAAAAAGAAACTTTGATAGAGATTGATTCAGACTTTGAAGAGGGTATGGAGTTTATCGAGTGGATGATCGGCTATCGGGGTGCTCAAGGGGCGAAGAGCAAGTTAGGGGAAGATTTTGGAAAAAGTTTTAGTCAAAATATTGATAGAGTTTTCACTGTAGAATATATTTTCGGAGGTTGTGGGCTTGAAGATTTTAACGCAATATACGATCCGCTCCTGCTAGCGCAATCCCCTGCGACACTAAATCTTATAGGTGTTTTTACTAGTGGTAGTTCTATTGATAACGTTGGTAACGACTCAAGAGCAGTCGAGGTAAATTTTAATCCTTGCTCGACTTCCGAAACTAATTTAGATGCATATTTGGAGATTCTTGTTGCAGAAATTTATGAAAATGCGGGGTTCACTGCTATCTTTAAACAGGCAGAAGAGGAAGAAAGAAGTGGACTTGCTGGCATAATTAATCGCCGTTTTGGTGATGGCACTTTATCTGAAGAACTTTTAAGTGAAATTGCAGAAAAACAAGAACGTTTTAGAGATTCAATTTATTTTAAAAATGTTCGCTTTAAAGAGCAGTGCTTTCTTTTATCAAACGTTCAGGCACTTGCAAGAATAAAAAAACAAATTGATATAGGCTCCACTACCAACATAGAAGGCGAACCAGTAAGAGATCCTTTATTTCAAATATATCATAGAAAGCAATTACCCTCAGAAAGTGCCTCTGGCAATAGAACTTTATTGCTGCAAGGCGATCCATACGCTTTGATGAACAGGTTGACACAAAGCGGCAAGAAAGAAGCATTCTTCGACATTTCAAATGCTGCTCTTTCTTCTTTGCAGCCAATGACGCGCCTCTATAAAGTCGTCTATGACACCGGAAGTCAAACAGAAAGAGAAATTGAAATAGAATTTGATAGCAATACAACACAAAAAGACTTATCACTTCTGGAAGACATAAGAAAAAGAGGGCATGGTGTAGGAATTAAAAGTTTTTCATTTTCTTATGATGGAGATAATCCATTTGCGATTAAAAAATCAATCAAAGCAACATTAGTAATAGTTGCAAATACGTTTGGAGAGTTATTGAGAAAACGTGGCGAATACTCTTACATTGATCTTGCGCTCAAAACTGGTGGTGAAGAAACGGTCAACAGCTTGGATCCACTAAGCGCAGATGAGAAATTAACGTCAAATCTTCAAAAATTAAATTTTAGATTAAAAGCAATCGTTGGCTGGGCAAACCCAATTAGCGTCGATGGAACTGTTATCACAGACGATATAAAAAGTGCTGTTTATGATTCTTATATTACTTTAAACTTGACTCCAACGGTTCATGATTTTAAATTTGAGGAAACTGGTAAGGTAACTTTCACACAACAATACTTTGCTTACGTTGAAGACTTTTTTGATGAAAAAAGCTTTGATATTTTCTCAAACCCAGATATAGCTACAGGATCTGTTAGTCAAACATTACGAAAAATTGAATACGCTAATGAAATAAAGAAATGTAGCGCAGTTGAAAATATTTCAGAAATTAGAAATGCAAACGCTGAAGTTATCGAACAAGAGAAAATAATAAACAGACGTTCTCTCATGTTAGACATGATTGAAAAAGAAAAAATTAGAGTTGTAAATATACCGATTAACACAATGGATTTATATAGAAGAAACGGTCCTTTATCTGATAGCTCAGAACAACTAGAAAAAGCATTTGCAGAAGTTACGGTACAGAGCCTTTCACCAAGTACTCCTGATTCTTTAACTTCTACTTTGTTTACTGAAGCAGATACTGACGAAGAAAAAGTCACAGTAGCAACACCAAACACTTTTCCGGTAGAGACTGTATTTAGCACTTCTTTTTTCTGGGTAAGCGATTTGTTGGATGTAATTTTAGAGCGTATTGGTAAGACGCTCGATTTAACAGTACAAGAATTAGAAAAAGAAGCTCCCGAAGGATTAGAAGAAGCTTACGCAATAGAAATTGAAAATTACAAGAGATATCTTGAAAACTTTAAAAGATTGAGAATAATGCTGGGACCAGTTGAATTATTAAATGCGAACAAAACTGGTGCTGCCATTACAACAGAATTCGTTAACTTTGGCGATTTGCCGATTTCAGTTAAATATTTTATGGAGTTTTTAACTGAAAAATACCTTAAAAAAGAAAGAGAAATATACCCACTCAATACTTTCCTTAATCAGTTTTTTAATGAACTTATTGGTACTTTCTTGAATAAAGATACGTGCTATAGTAATAGAGCAAGGCAAAAGACAAGACTTGGTAGTGCTGCGCTCACTGCTTACAACAATTACGACGATGTTGATGATATTACATATTTATGTAAAAAAAGAAAAACAACAAGACTCCCCATTCAAGCCTTTTCGATGCCGATACTCAATGTTATGGGCGGAAGAGATGAGGCTACCAACAATCCAGGTATTGATAAAGAAATAAATTATCTTGTTTATTACGCCGCAAGAACACAGCCAACTGAGATTATGAGAGGCGTGAAAAGCGAAGATCACCCAAAAGGTATATGGCACTACCAAGTTGGCAAAGATAGAGGCATTGTTAAAACAATAGACTTAACAAAAACAACATCTACTGGTTTAGCGGAAGTTCGTTTTGAACAGGAAGGTTATGATGGGCTATCACAATTAAGAGTATTGTACGATGTTACTATTAAGACATTTTTAGATGTTTCAGCTTTCCCTGGTAATTATATTTATGTTGAACCTCGTGGCTTTGATCCATCACTTGACCAAAATTTAACTAGACTTGGTGTTGGTGGCTATTGTATGATTATTAGCTCAGATCACACGATTGGACCTGGATTGGCGGAAACAACAATAAACGCGAAATGGGTGGCACAAGCAGAGGCAGAGGAGCTTGCCAGTAATCAAAATAGCGAAGCAGATAAAGGCTCAGAAGAGCCAGACGTTTCAAAGTGTTCAGATTTGCTTGGAAGATTGGAGGCATTGAACAAAGATCTTGAACAGCAAAATGCACTAATACCAGATGATGTAAACGGGGATGATGGTAGTAGTGGTGATGAGAATGACGTACCAATTCAACCCCTACTTCCAGGTAGGAAATTTTAATGGGAACTTTTTTAGTAGAAAAAAACAATGAATCAACTCTTTTGCTTTTTAACAAAAGAATTGTTTATAAAAATGACGCAAAAAACTCTGTTTCACCTGAGTATGAAAATCTAATGGATTTTACGGCAGAGAAATATCTTTACGGCAGAGTTAATAGACGCTTTACTCCAATATACGTTACTTCAACATTTGGTAACAATCTAAAACAATTTAAATCTACAAACGCTCAGCAAAATGGTGTTCGCGCTTTAAATTTTGTTGTTGATGCATTTAACGACATGCTTCAGCAGTTTCAAAAATGCGCCATGACAGGCAAAATCGCTACTGATGAT